GAATTTTTTATATTGATGTTGGTAACTTACCAAAAGGTAAGGCAGAAGAATACCTAAGAGGTATTATGAACCAATATCGAAACAAATTGGTATATGATGCTAAAACAGGCGACATTAAAGATGATCGTAAGCATATGTCAATGTTGGAAGATTTCTTCCTACCAAGAAGAGAAGGTGGAAGAGGAACAGAAATATCAACACTACCAGGTGGTGAAAATCTAGGTCAAATTGATGATATTATATACTTCCAAAAGAAACTCTATAAGAGTTTAAATGTACCAGTTAACAGATTAGAACAAGAAGCTCAGTATAGTTTAGGTAGAACAACTGAGATAACAAGAGACGAAGTTAAATTTAAGAAGTTTATTGATAGATTAAGAAAGAGATTCTCTGACTTATTCATGCAATTACTTAAAACACAACTCTTGTTAAAAGGTATTATTACCAAAGAAGATTGGAAAACCTGGAAAGAAACAATTACCTTTGATTATATCGAAGATAACTATTTCTCAGAATTAAAACAATCTGAAATGATAAGAGAAAGATTTGATATGTTATCATCATTAGATGAACATATTGGTAGATTCATATCCAATGAGTGGGTAAGAAAGAATGTTCTTAGATTCTCTGAAGAAGAGATTGAAGAGATTAAGAAACAAATAGATCAGGAGAATAAGGATGGCGAAAACGATATGCCAGATCCAGATGATCCTAGATTTGACTAATTGAAAGTCAAAAAATTATAAATATATAATACGAGGAAAATAAAATGGCAGTAAATGATTTGATTCAAAATTTAAAAGATGGTGATAATGTAAAAGCCACTAAAGAATTCGAAGGAATTATGGCTGATAAAATGACAGCCGCACTAGATGCTAAGAAAATAGAAATAGCATCTGGATTAGTTCAGCGTAAAAAGGAAGCTGAAGAAGAGTAATAAATGATATCATTTGTTGAATTAAGAGAAAAAGTAAAACTTGCTGGTGGCGAAAAAATGGTTAAATCATTTAAAGCCGGAAAGCGTAAAAGCGTTGAAGTTACTTTAACTAAAAAAGGTAGCAAGTTTGGCGTTTATGTAGATGACGAACTACTCGATAATAACTACAAAAACGAAAAAGAAGCTCAAAAAGCAGCAGATGATATGATTAAACTATTAGGTATCTAATATGAAATTAATTACTGAATACGTAGAAAACAATTTAGAAGTGATTGCAGAAGCTAAGAAAGATGGTTCAAAGAACTATTTTATCGAAGGTGTATTTATGCAATCCAATCAAAAGAACAGAAATGGTCGCATATACGAAAAGAAAGTCATGGAAAAGGCAGTTCAAAAATATGTCGACGAACAAGTTAAACAAGGAAGAGCTGTTGGAGAGTTAAATCATCCAGAAGGACCAACAGTAAACCTTGATAAGGTTTCACATAAGATCACTGATCTGCATTGGCAGGGAAATGATGTTATAGGAAAAGCATCAATTCTTAAGACCCCGATGGGACAAATCGTTGAAGGTTTGCTCGAAGGTGGTGTTAAGCTTGGTGTATCAAGTCGTGGTATGGGAAGTCTCGTACAGAAGAATGGAGCTCAATATGTGGGTGATGACTTTATGTTATCAACTATCGATATAGTTCAAGATCCATCCGCACCGTCTGCATTTGTAAATGGTGTTATGGAAGGAGTTGAATGGATATGGGATAATGGGCTTATTCGTCAACGAGATATTGAAGAAATTGAGACTGAAATTAAAAGCACTCCAGCTACTGGATTGCCGGAAGCTGAGATACGAGCTTTTAAGAATTTCCTCTCTAAGTTAAATCTAAAATCATAGGAGAATGATTATGTCAGACGACGCTATTAAAAATCCAGAGTTAGTCGAAGACGTATCTGAAGAGCAGGTAGTGGAAACAGAAGAAGTTTCAGAAGAGCTCGTTGAAGAAGAAATTTTAGACGAGGAAGTTGAAACTACTGAAGAAGAAACTCTTGAAGAAGGCAAGCATGAAGATGAGGAAGAAGAGCACGAACCTAAAAAGGAAGCTGTTCAAATTCCAAAAACTAAAGCTGGCGTAATTCAGGCTGCAGTAGATATGCTCAAAGCAGCTCGTAAAGAACAAGCGCAACAAATGTTCTCAAAAATGGTTCTCGGTGATGATGAAGAAGCTTCAGTCAAATCAGCTGATGACGCTGTAAAAGGTGTTAAGAAAGCTGCAGATCCAAAAGCTAAAGCGAAAGTGGAAGCTATTGATTTTGACGAAGATCTAGAAAACATCATTAAAGAAGAGGCAACTCTTTCTGACGGGTTCCGTGATAAAGCTCAAGCTATCTTCGAAGCTGTGTTAACATCTAAGTTATCACAAGAAATCGAAAGATTAGAATCTGAGTATGCGCAAAACTTAGAAGAAGAAGTTTCTGATGTTCAAACTCAATTGGTAGAAAAAGTAGATTCATACTTAAACTACGTAGTTGAAAATTGGATGAAAGAAAATGAAGTTGCAGTACATAACGGTCTAAGAACTGAAATTGCTGAAGACTTTATGACTTCTTTACAGTCAGTGTTTAAAGAACACTATATCGAAGTACCAGAAGGTAAAGTTGACTTAGTTGATGAACTCAACGAGCAAGTTAACGAGCTAGAGGCTACTTTAAACAAAACCACAGAAGATAATATCGATCTACATTCTAAAGTTCAAGCTTTTGAAAAACAAGAAGTAGTAAGAGAACAATCTTCAGGGCTTGCAGAAACCGAAGCTGAGAAATTAGCATCTTTAGTAGAAGATATCGAATTCGATAACAAAGAATCTTTCGAAATGAAAGTGAAAACTGTTAAAGAATCATACTTCAAACAAGATTCTGAAGAATCAGTTGACGAAGTTGATAGTCTATTAGGCGATGGTGAAGTTGCTGAAGAAGCAGTTTCCGAGTCTATGGCTAGATACACTCAAGCTATAACAAACTTTGTAAAATAATTTAGGGGAAAACTAAAATGTTTCAAGCAGACGCAAAATTAATGGAAAAATGGGGTCCTGTTCTCGAGCACGAGTCAGCACCTGCTATTTCCGACAGATATAGAAAAGCTGTTACAGCTAGACTATTAGAAAACCAAGAGGTTGCCCTAAGAGAAGAAAGAGCACAAGCTCAAGGAAATTTTATTTCTGAAGCAGCTGCTGCTAACAATATTGGTTCAGGTTCAGCTCCAAATAACATTGGAACTTTTGACCCAGTATTAATTTCTCTTGTAAGAAGAGCAATGCCTAACTTGATTGCATACGATATCGCTGGTGTTCAACCAATGAGTGGTCCTACAGGACTTATCTTTGCAATGAAATCAAAATACAGCTCACAGAGTGGTACAGAAGCTTTATTTAACGAAGCTGATACTTCTTTCTCTGGAACTGGTACACACCAAGCTGATCCAACAGGATTAAGTGGTGTTGTAGATGCTGATACAGACGGAACAATTGCCGACGAAGCTGACACAGTTTCAACATTCGGTGGTGGTATCGCTACAGCAGACGCAGAGAGACTTGGCGTAGGTGAAACCGGAGACGGTGCTTACGGTGAAATGGCTTTCACAATTGAGAAATCAACTGTGACTGCTAAGTCAAGAGCTCTTAAAGCTGAATACACAATGGAACTAGCTCAAGACCTTAAAGCTATCCACGGTTTAGATGCAGAAGGCGAACTAGCTAACATTCTATCTGCTGAGATCCTTGCTGAGATCAACAGAGAAGTCGTTAGAACAGTTCTTAAAACTGCTAAGATCGGTGCTTTACAGTCTTCAACAGCTGTTTCTGGTGTATTCGATGTTAATACAGACTCTGATGGAAGATGGATGGTTGAGAGATTCAAAGGCTTAATCATGCAAATCGAAAGAGAGTGTAACGTAATCGCTAAAGAAACAAGACGTGGTAAAGGTAACTTTATCCTTTGTTCTTCAGACGTAGCTTCAGCTCTAGCAGCTGCTGGTATGTTAGATTACACACCTGCACTTTCTTCTAATCTAAACGTTGACGACACAGGTAATACTTTTGCTGGTGTTCTTAACGGAAGATTAAAAGTTTACATTGATCCATATTCAACTGTAGACTTTGTTTGTGTTGGTTACAGAGGATCTAATCCATATGACGCAGGTTTATTCTACTGCCCATACGTTCCACTAACAATGGTTAAAGCCGTTGGTGAGAATGATTTCCAACCAAGAATAGGATTCAAAACAAGATACGGTATGGTCGCAAACCCATTCGTAGCTCTTGATGGTGTTGGTAACGACAGAAGTAACCAATACTTCAGAATCTTCAGAGTAGACGACATCATGGTGTAAGCCAGAGTTAATACTCATTTGTAAAGGGAGCTTCGGCTCCCTTTCTTTTTTGTATATATAGTATAGTACATAACTTTTTATATAAATAGATATATGGCAACATTAACTACAAATAAAAATTTCTTAAGTCCAGTAGGATTTCAATTTAAAGTAGATAGTACTAGGTATCCAAACTTAGAATACTTTGCTGTAGCATGCACTTTACCTGGTGCAAGTATATCTGCAACTGATACACCATATAGAGGAGTTAATTTATCTTTTACTGGTGATAGAATATCTTTTGAAGATTTAGTATTAAGAATAAATATTACTGAGAATATGGAGAACTATATTGAAACATTCGATTGGTTACATAATCTTATTCAAACAAAAACTGCAGAAGATTATAAAGCTGATGCTACTCTTTTGATTCTTTCTTCTCATAATAATGTCACAAAAGAAATTAAATTTAATGGTGTATTCCCAACAAATATCAGTCCTATAGAATTTGATGCACAGGCCGAAAGCGTTGAGTATGTACAAATGGATATTACATTTGCATATACCAACTTTGAATTTGTTTAACTTTTTTCACTCAAGCTATGTACAAATTCACCAAAATATGGTATAATATAATATTATGAACAATTTGCAAGAAATACTAGAAATGTGGAAAAAAGACTCGGTCATAGATGATATGAATCTAGATGAGGCTTCAAGAGAATCCGCAAAATTACATGGTAAATATCTCGAATTACTTTCTGTAAATCGAATAAAACTCAAAAAAGCTGAACTTGACTTTAAGGTGCTACTTAAGGACAAATGGTTACATTATAATGGCAAGATGAGTAAAGAAGATATGGACTCTAAAGGATGGGATTATAATCCACTTGGAGGATTAACAGTATTAAAAGGTGATATGGATTATTATTATGATTCAGATCCTGTTATTCAAGAGCATCAAGCTAAAATGCACTATCTTCAAGAGCTTTGTGATACTCTAAAAGAAATATTAGATAATGTTAAATGGAGACATCAAACAATCAAAAATATGATTGAGTGGAGAAAATTCACTAGCGGCATCTAATGGAAACTATTAAAATTCAAAAGAAGAATGAGGTCTTCTTAAACGTCCTTTGTGAACCCAGTATAGAACAAGAGTTATCAGAACACTTTTGTTTCTTTGTTCCTGGATATAAATTTATGCCAGCATATCGTAATCGTATGTGGGATGGAAAAATACGATTATATGATAGTAGAAAGAAAACTTTATATGTTGGATTGCATAAATATTTAACTGAGTTTTGTGCCTTGAGAGATTATAACCTAGAAGAGGTAGAAAGCCCAAATTACGGTACAGTAAATCAACAACTTACGCACAGTCCAGAAGCCCTTTTGAGTGAAATTGCACTCTCGGTGAATGGAGAAGGTATTATCCCTAGAGACTACCAACTTGATGCACTCTCGCTCACTCTAGCAAATAAAAGAACTTTATTATTATCACCTACAGCCTCTGGAAAGAGTTTAATCATATATTTAGCTATAAGATATTATTTAAAATACTATGAAGGTAATATATTGGTGATTGTACCAACGACATCTTTAGTTGAACAAATGTATAGTGATTTTGGTGATTATTCAAATACAGATACTTGGAATCACAGCGAAAATTGTCATAGGATATATTCGGGTAGAGAAAAGATTGGTGTAAATCAAAGAGTTATTATTAGTACATGGCAATCAATTTATAAGTTACCTGCAAATTGGTTCTCTAGTTTTGGTATGGTTATAGGTGATGAAGCCCATAATTTTAAAGCTAAATCATTGACTTCTATATTAGAAAAATGTACAAATGCTGAATATCGTATGGGTACAACAGGAACATTAGATGGTAGTCAAACACATCAATTGGTATTGGAAGGATTGTTTGGTCCAGTATATCAAGTGACTACTACAAAAGAACTTATTGATAATAAAGATTTAAGTCAATTGGACATTGATATATTATTATTAAAATATAAAGATGAAATATGTAAAATAGTATCTGGACTAAAATATCAAGAAGAGCTTGATTTTATAGTAAGATATGAGCCTCGAAATAATTTTATATCTAATTTAGCTATTGATCAAAAAGGAAATACACTCATACTCTTTAACTATGTAGAAAAACATGGTAAACCATTACATAGTCTATTACAAGAAAAGATAAATAATAATAGAAAGTTATTTTATGTATCAGGAGAAACCGATGTCGATACAAGAGAGAAAGTCCGTGAGATTACTGAAAAGGAGAAAGACGCCATTATTGTCGCTTCTATTGGGACCTTTTCTACTGGTATTAACATTAGGAATTTACACAATATCATATTTGCTTCACCAAGTAAGTCTCAAATTAGGGTTTTACAAAGCATCGGACGAGGACTAAGAAAGAGCGAAGATGGTAGAGATACAAAGGTGTATGATATAGCAGATGATTTACATTGGAAATCTAATAAGAATTATACACTACAACACGCTGCAGAG